AGTTCGGCTTTTTTTTTGTCTTAAAAAAAGAACAAAAACACGAATATTTAATTATACTAATATGATAGTATTAACACCTTCAGGAAGTCCACAAACATTTAGTTTTATTCCACGTGACAATACGTTTAATGTTATGGAACTAACAGACGAACAAACAAACGTAACAACAGCGGTAGCAATTACTTCAAGCACGGTTGGAGACTATATAAACACGATTACAGCAACTTTTGGTTTAGTAGAAGGACATTTTTACAATTTAGTTTTAAGAGTAGGCACAACCATTATTTACAAAGACCGAGTATTTTGCACGGCACAATCATTAGTTACATTTTCGGTTAACAATAACCAGTATGTTTCTAATTCCACAACAAACGATTTTATAGTATATGAATAATTTACACGTTTTAAATTTGTCGGCTTATACGTCACCTGTAGTATCGGAAACAAACCGAGAAAATTGGGTGGACTTTTTAACTGAAGACGGCGACCAATACTTTCAATTCTTAATTGAACGTTATAGCAATTCAACAACGAATAACGCTATTATAAACAACGTAGCGCGATTAATTTACGGAAAAGGTTTAAGTGCATTAGACGCTAATAAAAAGCCGAATGAATACGCACAAATGATGTCTTTATTTCACAAAGAAGACGTACGTAAAATGGTTTTGGACAGAAAAATGTTTGGACAATTTGCTATTCAAGTACACTACAACGACAAGCACGACAAAATATTAAAAGCATATCATATTCCTGTTAATTTATTACGAGCTGAAAAATGCGACAAAGACGGACAAATAACAGGTTATTACTACAGCGACAATTGGGACGATACTAAAAAGTTTGCGCCAATTAGGTTTAATGCTTTTGGTTATAGCAAAGAAAAAATAGAAATATTATTTTCAAAACCTTATTCGGTTGGAATGAAATATTACGCATATCCAGACTATCAAGGCGCTGTTCCTTATACACTTTTAGAAGAAGAAATTGCAGACTATTTAATTAACGAAGTTCAAAACGGATTTAGCGGTACTAAAGTTGTTAATTTTAATAACGGAGTTCCAACAGATGAACAACAACAAATAATTTCAAACAAGGTACTTGACAAACTAACAGGAAGTCGTGGACAAAAAGTTATTGTAGCATTTAATAACAACGCAGAAAGCAAAACAACAGTTGAAGACATACCTTTAAATGATGCTCCAGAACACTACACGTATTTAAGCGAAGAATGTTTACGCAAAATAATGTTAGGACACAACATAACTTCACCTTTATTATTTGGTGTTGCTTCAACAAACGGATTTTCAAGTAACGCAGAAGAACTAAAAAATTCAAGCATACTTTTTGACAATATGGTTATAAGACCATTTCAAGAAGAAATATTAGACGCGTTCGATAGCATTTTAGCTTACAACGGAGTTGCTTTAAAGTTATTCTTTAAGACTTTACAACCTTTAGAATTTACGGACTTGGAAAACACGCAGAACGCAGAACAGGTAGCCGAAGAAACAGGAACAGAATTAAGCGCACACACAAACCCATTGATTGATTTAGGCGAAGAACCGCAAGAAAATTGGTTATTAATAGACGAAAAAGAAGTTGACTACGAAAAAGACGAAGAAGAAAACGAGTTGTTAAGTAAAGAACCAAAACAAAGTTTATTAAACAAAATTGTTAACTTGGTTTCAACAGGTTCAGCTTTTCCAAATAGCAAAAGTCAACAAGACGAATTAATAGACGGAGTTAAATTTTTTACACGTTATAAGTATGTAGGTGAAATAACTAAAAATAGACGTGAGTTTTGTACACAAATGATTTTAGCAAACAAGATTTATAGAAAAGAAGACATTTTAAGAATGGAAACACAAGTTGTTAACGCAGGTTGGGGGCCTAAAGGAACAGACACTTATTCAATTTGGTTGTATAAAGGCGGTGGAAATTGCCACCACCGTTGGAACAAGCAAATTTACGCAAGTTTTGAAGGCACTAACATTGATATAAACAGCCCACGAGCGCGACAAATTGCAGGGCAAAAGGCAGAAAAATACGGATATGTAATTAACAACCCAAAGTTAGTAAGTACACGTCCAATTGATATGCCTAACAAAGGTTTTTTACCTAAAAATAAAAAAGAGAATTAATGGCAGAAGCACTTTTAGTAACAAGACAAGACATAGTTAAATTCACTTCGTTAAACGGAAACGTTGACACGGACAATTTTATACAATACATTAAGATTGCTCAAGATACAGACTTGCAAAATTACACGGGTACGAAGCTTCTAAACAAGATAAAAGCGGACATCATAGCAAATACATTAAGTGGAAATTATTTAACGCTTACAACGACTTATTTGAAGCCAATGCTTATTCATTTAGCTATGAAATATTATTTACCGTTTGCAGCTTACACGATTAGTAATAAAGGAGTTTATAAACACAATTCCGAAAATTCAACAAGCGTAGAAAAAAACGAAATAGACTTTTTAATTGAAAAGGAAACACAAATAGCACAACACTACACACAAAGATTTATTGACTACATAAGCAATAACAATAATTTGTTTCCTGAATACAATTCAAATTCAAATAGTGATATGTTTCCAGATACAAACAATAATTATAGCGGATGGTACATTTAAAAACATACAAACCCAAAGAAGTCAATATCGTAAAGTTAAAGACTTACTTAAAAAAATTAGAAAATGGCAAATAGTAACGGATGGGGCGATGGCGCTTCAAACAATAATATAGGTTGGGGACAAGGCGCAACCAACGCTATTGGTTGGGGTTCTGTTTACGCAGTAAGTTCAGCAGGACGTACTGATATTATTGGAGCAGCAGCAACTGCACCTGTTAACACGGTTGCACCTGAAGTTAGTGGCGTACCTTTTGTAGGTGATTTACTTACAACTACAGACGGAACTTGGACGGCTTCGCCAACAAGTTATACTTACCAATGGAAACGCGGAGCTACTAATATAGGAACAAACGCAAATACTTACACGTTAGTAATTGCAGATGCAGGATTAAATATTACTTGTGTTGTAACAGCAATTAACGCAATAGGTTCAACAAATGCAACTTCAAATATTTTTGAAGCTTTGCCTTTATATGCTCCTACTGTAAATGGTAATGCTCTTATAGGTTACAATCCAATATATACAGGTGACACTGCTGAAGTATATACAGCAGCAAATTTTGGCGGTAATGAACCACCGACTGTAGTTTATCAATGGTATAGCAACGATATTTTACAAATAGGTCAAACAGGTTTAACTTATACAACAACAATATTAGACCAAGGGTTTTATATTAAAGTTAAAGCAACAGGCACAAATTCACAAGGAACAGACTTTGGTTTTAGCAATGAATTATACGTTAATACACCAGAATAATGAAAAGTAACTATTTAGCAACAGCTTATTTTATAGCAGGTTTTTTAACTTCGTTTTCTTTAATGGTTCAAGGAACAGAACCTTACATTAATTTAGCAGGGGTTACTTTATTTTTATATTTAACGTTCAGCTTGACTGAAGCACTTGAAGACTTATGAAACTACAACTTTATTTATTACTTTATTCAATTAAAAATTCAGCATTGAAACTAATAACTATTTGCTTTTCGTTTTTTTTACCTATTAGCGGAATACTTGGACTTTTATTTGCGTTGATATTGTCGGACACGGCTACAGGAATATGGAAAGCTAAACACCTAAAACACGAAATAACATCACGCAAACTTTCAGCAATTATTTCTAAATTGTTACTTTACGAACTGACCGTTATACTTTTTTATTTAATAGATTATTTTATTCTTAACCAAATAATTTTACAATTCTTTTCCGTTCCTTTAATGCTTACAAAAGTTTTAGCGTTGGTTCTGGCAAGTATTGAAATAATGTCTATAAACGAAAATTACAAAGTAGTTAAGGGAATAGATTTATGGCAAAGCGCAAAGTTATTATTTGCACGAGCAAAAGAAGTTAAAGACGATTTAAACAAGTTAAAATGAATTTAAGCGCACACGTTACACTTGCAGAGTTTGAAAATTCACCGACAGCAACCACGCACGGAATAAACAACAAGA